GCAATTACAATATATGGTAATGAATTATATGCTTATAAAGTAAGAGATAATCAATTATCATTAGAAGGTTTACCAACTAGTTCTGTTTTAACACAATCATTAATAACACCTAGTTTTGAACCGATAGTAAGACTAACCGAAATGTATGGTGCAGAAGCTGGATCGGGAGGAAATATTCCTTGGTATTCGGGTTCATTTGTACTAACTTCTAGTGTACAAGATTATTCATTTCAAACCTTTATGACTCAAAGTAATATTACTGGGTCATTAGGTGAATTTGGAATAGAAGTAAAAAGAGTTTATTACCAACCAGCTCCAGCAATTGTAAGATATTATGATCCTTATTCTGGTACTGGTTTTGGTTATCAAAATTTATTTGATTCATTTGGTTTTGGCGGTATGAGTCCCGCTATTAATTTCTTGATGATGCCTTTAAATTATGATCTACAAACAATTCAAGCAATTGAATTAAATGATATGGTTAGAAGATCTAATTATTCATTTGAAATACATAAAGATAAATTAAGAGTATTCCCAATACCTAATTTTTCTGATAGTGCTTGTGCAGGTGAAGGATTACATAGAATTTGGTTTGATTATATTATAAGATCTGAACGAATTGAAAGTTCAGTAAAAAACACACCTAGTCGTGTTACTAATGTTTCAAATGCACCTTATGCAAATCCAAATTATAATTACATTAACTCAATAGGTAGACAGTGGATATTTGAATATACATTAGCACTAGCTAAAGAAATGTTAGGATATGTAAGAGGTAAATATGCAAGTATACCAATACCAAATGCAGAAGTAAATTTAAATCAAGGTGATTTAATTTCAGCTGCAACAGCAGAAAAAACAGCTTTAATTGAAAGATTAAGAAATTACTTTGATGAAACATCAAGACAGGCTTTGTTAAATCGTAGGGCATCTGAAGCGGAAGCAAAAATGACTGAATTACAACAGGTTCCTTACACAATATATATAGCATAACATGGCAATGTTTACTACACAAAGGGACATGTCTCTGGTAAGGAAACTTAACAGAGAATTGATGGGTAATATCATTACACAACAATGTTCTGTTTATCAATTTAAATTAGAAGAAACAAAAGTTAATTTATACGGTGAAGCAGATGCAGAAAAATTTTATGATGGTCCCTTTATTTTTAATGTTCTTATAAATAGAACAAATGAAGAATATGCTGAAAATATCGAAGGTATTCAATTTGGTCAACCTATAGAATTTTATTTCTTTAGGGATGATTTAAAAGATGCTGATATTTTAATTAGAGTTGGTGATATTATTTTATATCAAGAAAGATATTATGGTGTTCAAAGTACTGTAGCAAACCAATATTGGGGAGGTAAAAATCCATCTTATCCTAATAATATTAATCCATTAAATCCAGGATTAGAAAATTATGGTAATAACCTTTCTGTATTAGTTTCTACCTATTATATACCAGCTGATAAAGTTGCTATATCACCTTATAAAGAAAGATTTTAATGGCTAAACCAAGAAAACCAATACCAAAAACACAAAGAGAAATTAGCCTTTCTAAACAAAGAACCTTTAAGGGAATTGAAGGAAGAGGTGAAAGGGAAAATCCTAATAACGCAAGTGATCAATTTAATGCTAATGTACAAGAAACTGGTATAATACATAATAGATCAGAACAATTAAGTTTTAAAGATGATGCTACTAAACAATACTCAGTTGGTATTCAGGATATTGATGAAGCAGTTTTTTATTATTTTCAAAATGTAATAAAACCTTTTGTAATACAAAATGGAGTAAGAAGAGAAGTACCAGTAATATATGGCGCACCAGAAAGATGGAAATCATTTCAAAGAGATGGTTATTATAGAGATAAATCAGGTGCAATAATGATGCCAATTATTGTTATAAAAAGAGATAGTATTACTAAAGATAGAACCGTATCAAATAAGCTAGATGCTAATTCACCTAATTTATATGGTGTTTGGCAAAAAGGATTTAGCAAAAATAATTTTTATGATAAATTTGGTATTGTTAATAATAGAAAACCTGTTGAAACTTTTTATGCTGTTGCACAACCTGATTATGTTACATTAGAATATGAATGTTTAATTCAAACTTATTATATGTCCCAATTAAATAAAATTATTGAGGCATGTGAATATGCTTCTGATGCTTATTGGGGTGATCCTGAAAGATTTAAATTTAGAGCTTTTATTGATTCATTCAATACAGCTACTGAATTAGTTTTAAATCAAGACAGATTAGTTAAGGGTACTTTTGGTATTAGATTAAGGGGTTATATTATTCCCGATACAATACAAAAGGAATTAAATGCATTAAAAAAATATAACTCTAAAGCTAAAGTAACAATAAAAAGTGAAACTGTAGCAAATTTACAAGATATTGATAATTTAAGAAATCCTACCACAGATGGTAGAAAAAGGAGTTAATTTTAATAACAAAGATTATATTTATCACAAAACATTATGAGTAATAAAAAGTTATCGTCCGAAGAGTTGCAAACTTTAAAAGAATTTAGAACATTAAATAATGAAACAATAGTTTCTTTAGGTACAATAGATCTTCAAATTCATAGGTTGCAAAAACAAAAAGAATCCATTTTAAATGGGTTTGATAAATTAGAAGAAGATCAAACTAAAACTGCTGCTGAGTTAGAAAAAAAATACGGCAGTGGACAAATAGATCTAGAAAAAGGAGAAATAATTTCAATAGATTAAATTTTTGAATAAGTTTCTCATATTTATAATAAAACAAGATTTTTAAAAATTAATATAAGAAGATGGCAGAAACATTAATATCTCCAGGTGTATTAGCAAGAGAAAATGATCAATCATTTATTCAAAATGCCCCAGCGGAATTTGGTGCTGCAGTTATAGGTCCTACCGTAAAAGGACCAGTTAGAGTACCTACTCTAGTAACTTCCTATAGCTCATACATCAATATTTTTGGTGGTGCGGCTGAAAGTGGTTCAATTGATTATGGGTACTTAACTAACGTAGCAGCAAATAATTATTTTAGACAAGGTGGAACTTCATTACTAGTAACTAGAGTAACACACGGAAGCTTCAGTTCAGCTTTTACCTCAGGTAGTACAGCTGGTTCAGGTAACTCGGGTATTTTAAATACCGCCACTTCTGAATCTTTCCAACTAGAAACTATAAGTGAAGGAGCAATAATGAACAATTACCAAGCAGCAGATAGTGCTAATGGTACTTTAAATTCAGGTTCAGTTGATAATGTAAGATGGGAAATTTCAGGTGTAAATACTGGATCAGGAACATTTTCACTTATTGTTAGACAGGGTAATGATACGGCAACCCAGAAAAACATTTTAGAAACTTTTAACAATTTATCTTTGGATCCCTTCCAAGATAATTATGTTGAAAAAGCAATTGGAAACCAAAAAAATACATTAAGAACAGATAGTGATGGAGTTGTTTATTTACAAACAACAGGTAGCTACGTTAATAAAAGTAGATATGTAAGAGTAAAACAAGTTTTACGTCCTACACCTCAATTCTTTAATAACGCAGGTACACCAGCTTCAAGTTCAGCAGGAATCCCATTTGTGGATTTAATACCTGTTGCAGGTTCAGGTTCATTTATTAGTGGATCTGGTGAAAATTTCCCTTCAGCAACATCACCTGCTAAATTTAATGAAAATATAACAAATGGTAATATTCAAGGTTTAACAGCTACTGATTATTCATCTTCAATTTCATTATTGAATAATAAAGATGATTATAATTTCAACGTTATTACAATGCCAGGTTTAACTAATAATTTTGCGGCACATGCTACACAAATAAATTCATTAGTTTCATTAGCAGAAAATAGACAAGATTGTATAGCAGTAGTTGATGTACAAGCTTATGGTGCTACTGTAAGTGCTGTAACTACTCAAGCGGCAACGTTTGATTCTAGTTATGCAGCTGCTTATTGGCCTTGGGTTCAAGCAACTGATCCATCAAGTGGACAAATTGTATGGGCTCCAGCTTCAGCATTTATACCAGGTGTTTATTCATTTACTGATCAATCTTCTGAACCATGGTTTGCACCAGCAGGTATGATTAGAGGAGCTTTAGGTAATGTAATTCAAGCAGAAAGAAAGTTAACTTCTTCACAAAGAGATACTTTATATTCTGCAAATGTAAACCCAATCGCTTCATTCCCAGGAAGAGGAGTTGTAGTATTTGGACAGAAAACATTACAGAAAAGAGCAAGTGCTTTAGATAGAGTAAATGTTAGAAGATTATTAATAGCTGTTAAAAGCTTCATATCTCAAATTGCGGATAACTTAGTATTTGAACAAAATACAATCGCTACAAGAAATAATTTCTTAAGTGAAGTTAACCCATATTTAGAATCAGTTCAACAAAGACAAGGATTGTATGCGTTTAAAGTTGTAATGGACGAAACAAACAATACACCAGATGTTGTTGATAGAAATGAATTAGTAGGTGCTATTTATTTACAACCAACTAAAACAGCTGAATTTATTATATTGGATTTCAACGTACTGCCAACAGGAGTTGAGTTTCCAGCGTAAAATTTAAAAATTGAATATTTATAACAAATAAATAATAAAAAATGGCAATATTAGATCCAAACGAAATATTTTATACAGCTTTTGAGCCAAAGCAACAAAATAGATTTATCTTATATGTTGATGGAATACCTTCTTACCAAGTAAAAGGAGTAGGAGCTGTCTCACTAACTCAAGGAACAGTTCAATTAAATCATATCAACGTTGCAAGATATGTAAAAGGAAAAACTCTTTGGAATACAATTTCATTGACTTTATTCGATCCTATTACACCGTCAGGAGCTCAAGCGGTAATGGAATGGGTTAGATTGCATCATGAATCAGTTACTGGTAGAGATGGTTACAGTGATTTCTATAAAAAAGATCTTACTTTTAATGTATTAGGACCAGTAGGTGATATAGTATCTGAATGGATCATTAAAGGAGCTTTAATTACTGAAGCTGGATTTGGTGATTATAACTGGGATAATGAAAATGCTGCTCAGGAATTAGCATTAACAGTACAACCAGATTATTGTATCTTAAATTTCTAAAATAAATTTAAAGAAATATTAAAAATAGCTTGGCCTCGCCAAGCTTTTTTTTTATATTGATATGTATTATCAAACGTTATTAAATAAAGACTATGGCAGAATTTAAATTCCCCACAGAAATAATGGATTTACCTTCAAAAGGTAAAATATATCCTAATGAAAACCCACTATCTTCAGGTAAAGTAGAAATGAAGTACATGACT